CTAATATTAATGCAACAGATAAAACTGCTTTAAATAATTTAGAAGCTGACTTAACTAATGCTGCTGGGCCACTTAGAAATGTAAAAACTAAATATGCGAATGAAACTAATTATACCTTACAAGGAGGTAAAGACTACAGAGAAACTATTTTTACTTTACCTGAAGATATTGCAACTAATACTTCTTTAAGAAATAGAGGGGGTCACTTTACAGAAACTATTGGTGATACTAACAATATTTATCACATTAGATACGACACAAGATTCACACCTGAAGGTAAAAAGGTATTTATGATTAATGAAATACAATCTGATGTAAACCAAAGTATTGCAAAAGCTTTGACTAAAGCTGAACAATTAGGTGGAGTAAACAGACTAAACCCATTTAATGCGGAACTAGAATTAAATCTTTTAATTAATCAAAGAGGACAAATGTTAAATAATTTAAATAAAGCAATTGATGAACAGAACTTTGGCTCAGTCAATGCTATTAAAAAAAGTTTAGATGATGTTAATAAAAAACTAACAAGACTTTCAACGCAAGATCGAGGTTATGATTCTAAGGTTAAAGATTATTTTCCAATGGTTGAAGCAGATTCTTATGGAGACCATGCAGTTAAATATTTATTACAAAAAGCTGCAAGAGAAAATGTTGATTACGTAGCCGTTGCCCCGTTTGACAAATTAAGTTTTAGACAAGGCTACAAAGCGGGTAATGAAAGATTTTATGGATATGCTAATGGAAAAGGAATTGGTAAAAAGGGTAAAGCAGTATTGCCCGATGTAATGGGAAAGATTGCAAGATTTTATAACACAAAAGCAGGATCAACTAAAATATCTTTATCTGACCCAAGTAAACCTTATAAAAAAATAAGAGAGAATACGTTCAATTATCCTGGCAAAGGAGGTAGTAAGGGTAAATCTATAAAAAGCAAATACCATGAAGATGCTAGTGCAACACAAGAAGAAGGTTATAAATTTATAGAAGCTAATAATCCTAACTTGTATTTTGATGCTTTTGCTATTAAGGTCTCACCGTTAATGAGAAATACACAAAAAACTTACAAGTCTAAGGGAGGACTTGTGGTGGATATATTTAAACCAATAAGGTACAATTAATCATGGCTGTTGAAAAAAATAATGAAACTGTAGTTGAAGAAGATAAAGTTGAAGAAACTGTTGTAGAGCAACCTGATGGTTTACCACCAGAAGTAGTTGTTGAAGGCGAAGAGGAAACAATTGAAGAAGAAAATACAGATTTTAATGCAAACCTTGCTGAAAATATGGATGAGAGAACTCTCAAAGATTTGGCAATGGATCTTATTCAAGAATACAAAAAAGATAAAACTTCTAGAAAAGAATGGGAAGATGCTTACATTAAAGGACTTGATCTTTTAGGTACAAGATATCAAGAAACTTCAAGACCATTTAAAGGTGCGTCTTCGGTTACACACCCCTTATTAGCAGAGTCTGTTACACAGTTTCAAGCACAAGCCTATAAAGAATTAGTGCCTTCAGATGGCCCTGTAAGAACACAGACAATAGGTTTACAAACACCTCAAGTAGAAGCACAAGCAGACAGAGTTAAAGATTATATGAATTATCTTCTAATGGAAGAAATGGAAGATTACACAACTGATATGGATCAAATGTTATTTTATTTACCTTTATCAGGATCTACATTTAAAAAAGTATATTATGATGCAATGCTTCAAAGACCTGTATCAAAATTTATACCTGCTGAAGATTTAGTTGTTCCTTATTTTGCATCTGATTTAAAAGATTGTGAAAGAATAACACACGTAATTAAAATGACTAAAAATGAAGTCATAAAAAAACAAGCAGCTGGTTTTTACAGAGATATAGAACTTATAGAATCAAATTCAGAACCTGATTCTGTTCAAAAAAAATTAAATGAATTAGAAGGAATAAAAGGCACAGGATCAGATTATTTACATACAATTTTAGAAATGCATGTAGATTTAAGTTTAGATGATTTCGATGAAGATTTTGATGATAAAGCTAAGAAAATAAAAATTCCTTACATTGTTACAATCGATGAGGGAGCAGGTGAAGTTTTATCTATTTATAGAAACTATAAACCAAACGATATTTCTTACCAAAGAATAGAATATTTTGTTCATTACAAATTTCTGCCTGGTCTTGGTTTCTATGGTTTTGGTTTAACTCATATGATCGGTGGATTATCTTTAGCTGCAACACAATCATTAAGACAATTAATTGATGCAGGAACTTTAAAAAATTTACCAGCAGGATTTAAGTCTAGAGGTATTAGAGTCAGAGATGATGACCAGCCAATTCAACCAGGAGAGTTTAGAGATGTAGATGCACCTGGTGGAAATATAAGAGATCAATTTTTTAATTTACCTTTTACAGAGCCTTCAACAACTTTATACAATCTTTTAGGCTTTGTTGTACAAGCTGGACAAAAATTTGCTGGAACTACTGATTCAAATATTGGTAATGATGTGCAAAATAGAGCTGTTGGAACAACTATGGCTCTTATGGAGAGAGGTTCTAGAGTAATGTCAGGTGTTCATAAAAGATGTTACTATGCAATGCGGTTAGAATTTAAAATTTTAGCAAGAATTTGTGGAGAAAGTTTGCCTGAAGCCTATCCATATGACGTTTATGGTGGACCAAGAGAAATAAAATCTGCTGATTTTGATAACAGAGTAGATATTTTACCTGTTGCTGACCCAAATATTATGTCTATGGCACAAAGAGTGACTTTAGCACAATCACAATTACAAATAGCACAGTCAAATCCACAAATGCACAACTTACATGAAGCGTACAGACGTGTTTATGAGGCGTTGGGCACAAAACAAATTGAAGGATTGTTAAAACCTGCACCAAAACAACCGGAGCCATTAGATCCTGCTAAAGAAAATGCACGTGCATTGCAGATGAAACTACTAGTGGCGTTTGAATTTCAAGATCATGATGCACATATTGCTGCGCATATGGCTTTTATGGCTACAAGAATGGTTCAAATAAATCCACAAGTATATGCTTTACTGCAATCTCACATTTCAGACCACATTTCTTTCAAAGCAAAAGCTGAAGTAAAAGAAATTTTAATGCAAGATCAACAAATGATTGCAATGTCACAACAAGATCCACAACAATTTCAAATAATGTTTGAAGCTGAAGTAGCAAAAGTTGCTGCAAGGATAACTCAAGAGCTTGCACAAACTGAAATGCAGGCAAATGCTGCAAAACAAGATCCATTAATTAAAATTAAACAACAAGAAGTTGATTTAAGAGCTATGGATTTACAAAGAAAAGCAGAAGAAACAAAATTCAGAGCAGAACAAGAAAATGTAAGAGCTGCTGCACGTCTTGATTACGATTATGATAAACTTATGCAACAAGATGAACAATCTGACGAAAGATTGAACATAGCGAGAGAAAAACTTGAGAAGAAATAATGAAAAAGGTCTAAGTGGAGGAGTAAGATCTGGGCCACCGCCTAAGAAAGGACCAAATCCACAAGGAATAAAAATTGTTAGGTCTAAGCATGATAGTAAGTTCCTACGAAAGGCTTCCAGAGGAAAGTAAATTAATTTTTCTAGCTGGAATATTTGATGGAGAAGGCAGTTTTGGCATTTGGTCAAAGGGAAAAGGAAGAAAAAAAGAATTTGCCTGTACTATTGAGATGTCAGATTACGATACACTACGAAAATTTGTAGATATGTTTGGTGGTCAATTATTTTCCTGTAAAAAACGCAAAGAATTTCATAGACAAACCTGGAGATGGAGACAAAACGGGTATAGGGCTTTTCAAATTATTGATAAAATGATAGACTTCATGTGTATTAGAAGACAGGAGAAATACAATGTGGTTAGGCGCGATAAAATTGGCGGCACAAGCAGGTACGCACATCTTCAAAAAACGTCAAGAGACGAAAATGTTGATGGCGGATGCACAAATGATGCATGCAAGAAAAATGGCTCAGGGTGAGGAAGCTTACCAGGGAAAACTTTTAGAAGCTAGACAATCAGATTGGAAGGACGAGGCGGTTTTGATAATTCTCTCGTTGCCCGTACTGGTGCTGGCCTGGGCAGTTGTATCGGACGATCCAACAGCGATGGACAAAGTAAAATTATTTTTCGACATGTTCTCTCAGCTCCCGTCATGGTTCACAAATTTGTGGATCCTTGTCGTGGCGAGCATTTATGGTATTAAGGGAACACAAATTTTCCGTAACGGAGGAAAAAAATGAATTTATTAAGAGACTTAAAAAAATTAAAAGAAGAAAAAAGAAAACAAGAGTCAACAACTGCTCAATTAAGAAAAAGAAGTAGAGACTCACAGGCTAGACCTAAAGCAGAAAAAAATATATTATCTTCAGATAAAAGGATGCAACAAATATGACAAAATTATGCCCAAGAGGTAAATCAGCAGCTAAAAGAAAATTTAAGGTATATCCCAGTGCATACGCGAACGCATATGCTAGCAAAATTTGTGCAGGTAAAATAAAAGATCCATCAGGAACTAAAAGAAAAGATTTTAGAGGACCAAAACCTGCTGGCAAAGCAGTGGGTGGTGTAATTGGTAAGGGAGTAATTAAATCTGCAAACAAGTTAAGGAAAGAGGGACTTCCCTTTAAAAAATTATCTGCAACTGGTATTTTAGGAGCAACTCCTGTTGGAATGGCTCTCAAAAAATATCAAGATAAACAAAAAAATAAAAAAAGAGACAAAGCTAAAGTACAAAAGAAAATGATGGGTGGTGTTGCTAGAACTGCAGGAGCACAATCAGCTTTAGGTAGATTACAAAAAGCTAGAATGATGAACAAAGGTGGTGAATCGGAAGGAAATGTATCAAAATCAGAAATGCAAGTAAGATCAGGAAGAGAAAAAGCAAAAAAAGTTATTGGTAAATTAAAAAATTTTAAAAATCAATCAAAAGGGTTTTTGAAAGAAATGGCTGGTTTTGAAAAAGGTGGTGATGCAAAAATTAAAAAAGTAATATCTGGTTTACACAAAGCATCAGCTTTACATAAGGGACAAGCAAAATCTTTACAATCGGTTGTTAAAAAAAAAGAAGGAGGAGTTATGAACGAAAATAGAGATCTTAGAAAAACAGAGCAGGTTACAGGAAAGCAAGAAAATAAATTTAAAGATGTGAGAAGAAAGGGAGCAGGTGAAAGAGCTGTCAAAAAAGGAATCTTAAGAAAAAAAAATAGTTATTCTAGCGGAGGTTTAGCTAGAGGCGGTGGGGCAGCCATTAGAGGGACTAAGTTTCAAGGCGTATTTTAATGTATAAACGTGGTACTTGTTGGGAGGGCTACGTTCAAGCCGGAATGAAAAAAAAGGGAAACAAGATGGTTCCTAATTGCGTACCAGCAGGTTCAAAAAAAATGAAAGAAGGTGGACTAACTAAATGGTTCAAACAAAAATGGGTAGATATTGGAGCAAAGAAAAAAGGTGGAAAATTTCAAGAATGTGGAAGAAAATCAGCCAGTGGTTCAAGTCGGAAGTATCCAAAATGCGTCCCACTTGCAAAAGCCACAGCGATGACAAAATCGCAAAGGGCGAGTGCTGTCGCGAGAAAGCGCCAAGCCCCAAACACTGGCCCTAAACCAACAAACGTCAGGACTTAATATGTGGAAATGGATTAAAAACTTATTTAAGCCTAAGAGAGTATTACCAGATATAAAATCAGTTGAACCAAGAGTTTCAACTGTTGGTTTAACAAAAGGTGATATAAAAAAACTTAGAGCTCAAGGTAAAAAATTAGATATTGATAATTAAAAACAAATCTATATAAAACTCTAATGACAATAAGAGGCGATAGCACTGAATACGAGCTATTAAAAAAATGGTGTGAAACATTACCATTTTATGAAAAACCAAAATCAGTAACAACTTGTGAAATAGGAGTAAGAGAAGGTTTAGGTTCTAAAATCATAATGTTAGGTGTTAAGGCAAGAATTCAAAATATTCCCTACGAGCACATTGCAATAGATCCATATAATAATTTAAAATACCAACATTACGACACTAAAGAACCAGTAACTGCTGATTATACTGATGAAATGCGCCTGCAAATGGTAAAAGATTTTGCTAACGAAAAAAATTATAATTTTTATCATTTTACAGATAGACAATTTATGAATTTATTTAACTCAACAAATAAAATATTTGATTTAGTTCATTTTGATGGTCCGCATATGACTAAAGATATTGCAAGAGAAGCTATTTGGTTTGCAGATAAATCAAGAAAAGGAACAAGATTTGTTTTTGATGATACTAAATTTTTTGACATGAAAGCCGTAGAAATAATATTAAGTTACTGGGGTTTTAAGTTATTTGACTCTGGAAAAAATAAGGTTTGTTTACAAAAAGAAGTATAATGGACATAGATACAATTTCATTAGTACAAAGACAAATAAAGAAAAAACTTCTTCAACTCAAAGACCACGCTATATATGGTGTTGACACTATTGAAAAACTACAATATGTTAGGGGTCAAATCAGATCATTAGAAGATCTGCAACAGGATCTAAAAGACCTGCTGTCACAAACGGAGTACGAAGATGAACAAGTCCACGGAGACACCGAAACGGACTGAAGCGCTGCTTGATGCCTACAAGGCTAAAGAAGAAGTCGAAACAGTCCTTGATCCAAAAGCGATCAAACAATCAACATTAGATAGCTTACCAACACCTACTGGTTATAGATTACTAGTATTACCATATGCTGGTCCTAAAAAAACTAAAGGTGGTTTATGGCTTTCTGATACAACACAAGAAACAATACAAATGACTACTGTTTGTGGTCTTGTATTAAAAATGGGAGATCTTTGTTATCAAGATAAAGATAAATTCTCAAAAGGACCTTGGTGTAAACTAAATGAATGGGTTATTTTTAGTAGATACGCAGGTTCAAGATTCAAAATAGACGGAGGAGAAGTAAGAATACTTAACGATGATGAAGTCATTGCTAATATTACTGATCCTAATGATATTTTGCACCATTATTAAGGAGGACAAATGGCTGAAGAAAATAAAAATCCAGAAGTTGAAATAGATACTGATGGCGTAAATGAAGAAACAATTAATGTAGAAACTCCAAATGTTGAGGTCTCTGCTTTTGATAAAAAAGAAGATATTGATTTGGGATATACTGATGTTTCAAATCAAAAAACTGCAAAGGAACTTTTGCAGGAAGCAAAAAAAGAAGAACCAAAAGAAGAAGTTGTTGTAGAAAAAGTTGAAACACAAAAAGAAGAAACTGATCTACAAGATTATTCTGAAAAAGTTCAAAAAAGAATAAAAAAATTAACTTTTCAAGCTAAGGAAGCAGAGCGAAGAGAAAGAGCTGCTGTTGATTATGCTAGAGGGTTAAAAAGTAAATATGAAACTGCTGAGAAAAAATTAGAAAATTTAGACACTGATTATCTTAAACAGTATGATGCAAGAATAGAAGCTGAAAGAGAAAAAGCAAAATCTGCACTCAAAACTGCTTATGAATCACAAGATACTGATGCAATTATGGAAGCTCAGGATAATCTAACTAAACTAGCAGTTGAAAAAGAAAAAGTTTCTATGTCTCTGGGTGAAAAAGAGACTAAGAAAAAAGAAGTAGAATCACAACCAGCTGAACAAACTCCTATTTCTGAACCAAAAATTAGTCAAAAAGCTCAGGTATGGGCCGAAGATAACAATTGGTTTGGAAGTGACAGAGTATTAACTTCTGCAGCGATGGGAATACATGAAGACCTTTTGCAGGAGGGAATTGACGCGGAGACTGATGAATACTATAATCAAATCAACAAACGTATGAAGGAGTATTTCCCTCAGAAATTTGCC